GCGCCTCCCGAATCATGGTGTACATCGTAGCATTCGGGCTGTTAAACCCTTGATTCCGGTTGTGGCCTGATGGGTCGCCGGTTACCCTAAGCACCGCGCCGGGGAAATCAGTAAGTATGCGCTGACATAGCTGTGAAATTGTGCAGTTCGGTATCTTGTAGGATTTCAAAACGAATATAAACGAACCCGGAACCAATTGAGAAACCACGCATGTAGCGGGGTCGATGTTGAAGTCAAAACTGAGTATCAACGGAAACGCTGGGTTGAACGGTATGCGTTCTGGGTAAACATGCCTTGATTTGTCGAATGCGTAGAACCACGGGTTTTTGTTTTCAAAGCTATTCCAATCCCCCTCAATCATTCGGGCCTTAATGTCGGGCGGCATTCGATTCCACACCTCCCATTGTTGCTTAGTGTTTGAGGGCTCATTAGTCGGGCTAAGTGGCACGAATAGTTCCGATTGCGGCAAAGTTCCCGATTTGTAAGGCGTATATATTTCTTTTTTAATCCAACCGGGGTGCGGGTTGCATGTAGTTAATACAAGTGGGTTCGGTTCATCGGGAATATGCCACGATCCGACACGCTGAAGAACGGCGTTATAATATTCAAAACTCACGTCCTCCAATTGGTCAAAGAATGCGCCGTTAATCTCAAGGCCTAAAGTATCGGTGAAATCTTTATCCCTGCTTTCGTTTGCGCCTATGAAGAATATCCGCGCGCCGTTTGGTTTGTACAACAAGTGATAGTTAGACCTTGATTTACTCCAATGCCATTTCTTTGAGCCTCTAAGTATCTTTGAAAATGTTTCAATCGTTGTGGATTCAAGGATAGTTAAATCCTTCCTGTGAACGCTCCATTTGCTTAAAGGGTATTGAATTGCAAGGGTAATCAATGCAAGCGAATTGGTAACGGTTTTGCCTCCCCTAATTGCCCCGCCTGAGTGAATCCTGTTATATGGGTTAAGCCCCTGCGCTGCGCCTATAATGGTTTGGAACAGATTGAATTGTGTGGGCCTATCTTTAAAACTAAATTGCAATTTATCCGATTGTGATTTTTGCGCCGTTTGGTAGTTCTAAAACCTGATGCTCTTTGTCTTTGCCTTCGGAGTCGGTTTCAGCTATTGGCGTCACGACCTTACCATAAGCCCGGTCTAATAGCAATTCAGCGGCTTTTATGTCTCCATCCAAAGCCCGTTTCTTAACCGCTTCCAATATCTGCTCAGCGGTTTGTATCCCGTTCTTATCTTCGGTTGACATTATTTTTTTCATCAATTCTTTTAATGCTGGGATTTCTTTAGGCCGTCCGTTCGGGTTTCCTGATTGGCCTTTTTTGAACGGCGTCCCTTTACCGACTACGTTTTGTGGGTTTGGCATAATTGGACTGTTTTAGGACTGTTTGACTTTGAAATACAAAGCAAATATAAACTATATTTATCAAAACCAAACAAGCCCCTTTTATGGGGCCTGTTCAGAAATTGATAAAACAACATGAAAACGGATCAGTGCAAAGGTAATTAATAGGTTTGGAATTGCAAAAGATTTATTTCAGTTATCCGGTAATTCCGGATGGGTTAATAAACCCAAATAATACAAATCAAATCTATCACCATTGCAATATAAATAAAATAATTGATTTCGATGTACAGATTTCGTTTCATCTTCTTTTCATTGTGTTCGATTACCGGAACGGCTGCGAAAAGTAGCAGCAGGATTGTTAGGAGGAGTTTCATATGATTATTGTTTTATTTTTATGGTCTGTTATGGCCTTGCGGATTATTGATTGGATGGGCATGGGTTGGTGGTCTTTCATCCGTTGATTATTTGTTCAATTTGTTTAGGCTGTAATGATTGGTAAACCGATAGCTGTCTTTTCATAAAAGCTAACTGAACTTCGTAATCGCTTGTATAATTGTGGTGTAAATTTGGGTTGTACGAAACAGAATGAACAACTTGCCCATTATCAGTAATCTTGCCCCAAGTTCCATTATTGTTGAAATTTTTACCTTCAACGTTTGGTGTGTAATCAACCTCAAAACCGTAAATGATTTGAATACTTTTGTTGATTAAGTCGCTTTTGATTGTTAAGTTTTTCATTTTCTTATTGTTTTAAATCTTACGCAAATGTATACCATATATTCAATCTAACAAATTTATTTTGAGAATTCTTTCAAAATTCTTTGCGTCACCAAATACATATCCTCAAATGATCGGACGGTGTGGTATATCCCGCCACCGTCACGGACCCATTGCATGAACTCCTGCTGGCTCTTTAGGTGTTTCTCATTCCGTTGCTTAGTTTCGATATAAACGGCCCGCCCCTTATACATTCCATGCAGGTCGGCAAAACCTTTGTTCGGACTTTTGATGTACCCAATCCCTACCCTGTAACGCCCCTCTGAACTTATCCGCATTAGCTTAGTGCCGGTATAATACCCCCAAACCGCCTGACATAATGCATTAAAGTTATTGGTATTAAACGCCTTCTTAGACACGCCCGGTATTCGTTCCACCAATGTAGGTACCCCGTTTTCATCTGCTTTGTAAATATCCTGTCTTTTCTTGATGACTTTAGTGGTTATCAGTGGCCATGATTTCTTGAAGAATCCAACCGGCATTTGTTCTTTTCTGCGCTCATTGTAGAGGGCTTCGAATTCGGCTTGGGTGATTAGGGTTATATCAGATTTGTACTGTTTTTTATCAGGAATTTCGCAATACTCTTTATATTGTTTTGTGTAGTGATACAAAGAATCAAACCCAATCTTTTTTTGTACTTCAATCCATTCGGTTAATTTGATAACAATAGCTTCAAATATTTCAGGCTTATATCTGTGTGAATTATCATTTATTCCCTTGAGCATTCCAGATAACCACTTTTTTGGTTCCCCGCCTGCACTTCTATAATCATCAAATAATTCCCGCAAATAAGGTACGATTGTTTCAATCGTGAATGACTCGTTTTTTAACAGCTCAATGGCTTTTTTTATACTCATATTATGATTTTTTATAACTTTACACTTTTTTGACAAATTTGACAAAAATTTGACAACAAGAATGCCCTGTTTATAGGCCTTTCGGGCGAAAAGTGTCAAATTTTGACAAATTTTACATTTTTTATTTTTTTGACATTTTTATTTACTCTTAATTTTTCATTTTCCATTTTGTCAACTTTACAAATCTTTTCTAACTTATTGATTATCAATGATTTACATATTATCGCGTTTGACACTTTTGACAAATTTGACAATTTTACATTTTGTCCAACTCTTTTTTCCAATTGTAAACCGTTTGTCGGCTTACCTCAAGTTGTGAGGCTCCAGAAGCCGTTTTTATCTTCGGATTTTTGCGATACATAGCCTCAAATATTTCAAACGGAGTCCGGCCTTGATTGCTTTTCGATACCTCTTTTATTTGGGCCTCATCTCTGCTCGTTGACCTTATCTTTCGTGACATGGACGTGAAGTACTCCGCCAACCTTTCAGCCCCTAAAACGGCTTGTTTTGACACCTCCCTGATATTTACATCCGTTTCGGTAACGGAGGCATTCAGGAAGTGCAGCAGAAGCGAAAATCGAGGGATATAAGATTTCATCTTAGGTAACCCACTTTTTGCGTATTCGTTTATCTCGTCGCTGTTCTGTTGATGGGTTATTTTGTTAAATATCCGTATCCACTCCCGTTTGGCCTCCTGTGACCAATTACACAACATCGGGACCACTTCGCCATCCAAATCGAATTCGACCATCTCATTACGGACGGTTTCGTACATCGACACTATTGCCTCCTCATACCAATGGACAATTACGGGATCAATTTCATTTTCATTGTATTCATCAACCCGTAACTCAGGAAACGTGAGCAGCATCCTATCTACGAACCCGTTTTCTTTGTTTTCTTCGGTGTACATCGAAGCCAGAACACCGGGCTGAATTCCACCCAGAACCGGGATGATGGGCAAATCTACAAACGCAGACTTTGCCATCTTCCTATTAAACGCCACCGACTTACCGCTCCATGTACTTAACCAGAATTCCAAATCCGAACCCGCCCTATATTTGTTCATGTCCTTAAACCACCCGTTTAATTCATCCTTAAAC